GCGACGAGATGCAGGCCCTGGAGCGTACCATTGCCGAGGAGCTGCGCGCGTTCAGCGCGAGCGACGTCGCAGCGGCTGCCGCTGCTCTTGACCAAGAAGTAAACTTTATCCCAGGCCATGCCCAATTTATGAAAGTACAGGTTGGTGATTCGTGGATTGGTTTTGGGGGCAAGGGCAACTCCCTTATGAATATGGGTGCTGATGTAACCCAACAGCTTATAGACAAGGGCCCGCAGAGCTTCATGGATATGAAGGTTTGGAATCAAGATACTTATAATAGCAACTCTATACTAAAGAGGCTCCGCTATCAGATGGCACCAGCCGCAGGTGAGGCTATGTCATGGATTACGGGTGCAGATGCAATCGGGAGAACGCTACCCGATGATGAAGACCTAATGAGTGACCCTGAGGAGTTCTTAAAATACATAGGGCCAAAGTTCCTACCGTTCGGGGTTGAGGCTGCGATTGAGGGTGGCCCCCTAGCCGGTATGGCAGAATTCACTGGCGCCGTAGCTAACCCTGTTCTACCATACATTCGTCGTGATGAATTACGTGATAAGTATGTTAAGGAAAAGTTTGGTAAGGATTTCCCAGGAATAACTTGGGACAAGTTCAAAAAGCTACCAACCTACCGCTCTAAGTATGCCCGTATGCTTGAGGAGTATCCTGACCTTAAGGCGGTTGAGGAATTAGTTGAACGAGAGTCTAAGAATTATCTTAGTAGCAAAGAGCGGATAATGTACCAGGATAAGTCTTCGGACATCCGCCGTGAGCAGATTCATGGGGTAAAGGACGAAGCGGGGACGCTCGTAGAACAGGGCTACGACCAGATTACCAAAGAGTTTTGGTCAGGCGCTAACGGGCGACAGTCCGGCAGCATCTTCCGACAGAAGATGACAATCATCAATGAGGCCGGGTCGGCGCGCCGACGTGACCTACGTGAGCGGCACCCCAAACTAATTGAAGACCGCGCTGAATACTACCAAGGCGCCGCCCTAGAGAATTTGGCAACCGCCGCAAGGAATGAGCTCTTTGACTTTATGACGTCGCCCAGAGCTAAAGATGCCTTTGGTAATGTAAATCACCAAGCTATTGAGAACTTTAAAGGCCAGATAGAAACTCGCTATGAGCAATATGGCGAAGGCATGGGCAAAAAGATAGCAGATGAAATACGGTTTAGTAACGACCAACAACTGCTCGAAACCCCCGATGGTTCGTCTCTACCCCCCTTGATTGTCGAATACTATAAATCATGGGATATACTACGGCCTTTCTGGGATTCCTACAAAGAAGTCTTAAGAGAAGAAGACTGGAAAGACTGGCAATTATTCTCTAATTCACCCGAAGCACAGAAAAACGCGCTACGTCTCAACTCTAAATATCAGTCATTAGAGCGTATCGTAGAGAACAAGCGCAACCAAATGCGCCGTCTTAATTACGAGATTGACAAATATTTGACTATGTTCTTTGATTATTCGCCTATGAATCCTCAAAGACAGTCTGAAATACGGCGTCAAGCATCGAAATTAAGGACGCAACGCCCTTGACAAAACACTGAAAATATGGTATAATAGCAGTAACTGATTGTCAGGAGCTAGTTTGGTGTGCGACTAGACTTGTTCCTGGTAAGCGGAAACCCGTAAAGTGAACCCCCGCACGGGGTCGGGATAACGCACAGAGGAGTATTATGGCTAACGAAGAAACTGTGGATACCCAAGGTGGTAGTGATACAGACTGGGAAGGAGAGTATAAAAAGCTCCAACGGAAGTTTAACCGCAACCTTACGAAAGCTAGGGATACTGGTGTGAGGATAGCTGAGCTAGAATCAGGCCAGAAGCGGGCTGAAGTGCTACTCCAAACCCTATTAGAAACGACAGGTTCGTTTGGGGATGAGAGTGTGCTGGAGCGAACACGCGAAGCAGTTCGTGGACTCGATGACCAGCGTAAAAATGATACGACCGCTGCTCAGTTTGAAGGTGAGCTCAATAATATGCTTGACGAGTTCGATGTAGATTGGACAACTGACGAGAGATTAGAGGGAGCTCGGCGATTGCTGGATGAGGTCAATCAGTCGGGGGACATATATCGTCTCTCGGAAGTCAAACGGCTTACCCAGGAGGCCTTAGCATCCGGCTCAGTAGGTGAAAGTACTGATACTCAAATCCAAGAGGCTATTCTGAAAGACCGGCAGGAGCACGGACGCGTAGATACGGGCACGTCGGTAGGAGGTGGTCAGCGTTACACCCGACAGGATGTAGAAAACCTTGACCCAATCAAACTAGGTGTCAGGGGGATGCGCGAGGAACTCGACAAAGTTTACGACCAAATGCAAAGTTAATGGGAGGACATTGTGGCAACAGGCGCAACAGAGTTTATTGATAATACGACAGCCGATGTATTTATTCCAGAGTTATGGAGTATGGAAGCTATCGTAGAACGGGAGAATCAGTTAGTATTCGCTAACTTGGTTGACCGTAGATTTGAAAAGGGGTTATCCTACGGGGACACTATTCACGTCCCTGGTGTAAGTAACCTAGCTGTCCGTACTAAGAGCACTAACGGTGCCATCGACTACGAGACAGTCACTGAAAGTAACACGGACATTTCTATTGCAACGCACCAATATGTGGCTATCGCTTTAGAGAACATCACCCGTGTTCAGAATAACCGTGACCAATTGAAGTTGTATGCTGGTAAGCTGGGCTATGCCCTGGCCCAAGCAGTTGACGACGTGTTGGCAGGGTTAGTAGATAATTTCGGGACTAACATTGTAGGAACCCTCGCTGTCGAATTAACCGACGACGAGCTCCTACGTGCTAGGCAGTATCTGGATGATGCAGATGCTCCCCAGGAAAGTCGCGTAATGGTAGTCAGCCCCGCCCAAGAGACGGGTCTGTTGAAACTTGACCGTTTCGTTCACAATGATTACGATTCTGTTCATGGCCCAGGTCGTGAGACTGGTTTAGAGAAGGCCTACGTCTCCTCATTCATGGGGATGCCGATTTATCGGTCGGTAAATGTCGAAGGTACTAACTCCGCTGGTCACGACAACGCTATGTTCCAGAAGGAAGCCATCGCCCTAGTTATGCAGATTTCCCCCAAGACCTACCATCAGTTCGATATTGACTATATCGTAGACAAGGTTGTCATTGAACAGCTTTATGGTACACAGGAAATGCGGGACGACCACGGCGTATTCATGAAAGGAGCCTAACAACTTATGGTGGAAAGTAGTGAAACCATTAATATGGTGGATACTCAGCCAAAAGCAAACAAGACTACGGATAGGCTAGACCAGTTAGAAGATATGATAGCCGGTCTAGTCAATACCGTCGAAGGGTTGACCAGTAAGCTGGCTGCCCCACAGGGCATGAGTCGTACGCTAAAACCTGAGGCTTTGCTGGAAGGCAGCGTCGAGGATGTCCGCCAACGGGTGATAGACCTAAAGTACCCAGGCCGCGCGGAGAGTGGGCTTCAGCCTAATGATATAGTAATGCCAAAACCTGGTTCGCAATTTGAGGGTCAGGTTCGTAATGGCTTAAAGCTAGGCTCAGATGACCCGACTCCTCTAGGCCAAATTATTACCTATATGTACGTCACTAAAAGAGAAGGCGAGGCAAAATACAAAGTGTTCTTTAAGGGCTATGGCAAAGACGGTTGCCTAGAGAGCGAGCTGGAGAAGGTAGACCTATAGAACCTCTTCGCTTAGCAGAGTTCCAAGTGGACACATTAGCGGCCAATCAAAAATACGCCGCTCGTGGTGATGACCCACGACGTGTTAAGACAGGTACCTTTAAGGTGCCGCGCGACGCTAACATGGGGCAGTACGAAGGTATAACTCGTGAGAGCTGTAACAAGTTCGTAGATATGCTCGACAAGCAGGGCTGGACATTGGTTACTAAACTACAAGTTGGTGGCCCCTTCACAGCCCACGACCTCGATACAAACATCACTCTTTTAGACCGTCATGAGTATAGGGTACAAGGGCTTTTCCAATTCCGTGACCCAAAGCCTTCTCGCATCGAGATTCCGAGTGGGCTAGTTCGGCAAGATTCTGAACAAAGGATAACACTGAAGGAGGCCCTAAATGCCTAAGTATGGTGGCAAAGAGTATGCGTATACCCCAGCGGGTATAGCTGCTTACAAAAAAGCAAAAGCAAACGGCACAAAAGCAAAACCAAAACCCAAATCTCGTAGAGGTAAAAAATAATGGCAGACCCTATTCAGATGATTCGGTCGCGCGCACACTTAAAGCGCGTACGCGGTGGTCGTGATGGACTGTATCCGTTCCTAGAGCACAATACTTGGGACGTAGTACAGTACTTCGATGACTTCCTTGGTGATGAAATTAGAGGTAGCGGGGCTACCCCAGGTGTCTATGAACTTAACACTGGCAGCGATGGTGTTCTTTCTGTTCTAGCTGACCAGACTAATGGTGTGGCTGAGCTGAGTGCCTCGACTGGTGCGGGCGCAGACGACNANNNTGCNCTNNATNGNNCNNANCTGAGCTGAACTGGACAGCGCAACAAAANGCTGTCATAGCTGTACGGCTTAGTATTGATGCAATTACGACTGTTAAGATTGAAGTCGGATTTACCGATGTTACAACTGACAACGGCGCCGTAAACGTATTGGCGACCCCATCTGGCACAGCAGACGACTGTGCGGTTTGGGTCTTTGATACGGACGACACAGCCTATTGGCAGAACTTTGGTAACAAGGCAGGCACTGAAGCTACTAAGATTGAGGATGGACTAGCTCCTGTAGCTGATACATTCGAGACTTTGATTGTAGCTCTCCGTGACACCAACGCTAAATTCTTACGGTTGGATGCTAATGGCAACCTGACCTATGAAAGCGCTTGGATGACCGACGCTATCACAGCGGCAGATAAGTTAGTACCGTGGGTTGGTCTTCAACTCCGTACTGGCTCTATTGACCGCAACTTAAACATAGATTATATCGACGTACGCCAACGTCGTACNACNTCGTAANCCACCCCACTTTATTGCCGAAATAGGGGTCAGGTGCCAAGTTTGGCCCCTTCGGTATAAGGAGAATTATGGCCGAGAACCGAACGGTAACTATTCGCTCCAGCTCCGCACTTGGTGCGACTGCGGCAACTACCCCTGTAGCTAGTCATGGTGCACGGGGTATTATTATATACATGGAAATCACCGCTGTCAGCGGTACCTCACCCACCCTTGATTCTAAGGTGCAGGCCTACGATGCGTTAGGCGATGTTTGGCACGACATCACCGGCGCCGTATTTGCACAAAAGACTGGTACTGGTAGTGACTACCTCACCATCTACCCAGGTATTGGTGAGACTACCAACGAAGCTGTATCAGATGTGGTTCCTGCCCTCATTAGGGTACACAACACTATTGGTGGTAGCAGCACACCCACTGTTACCTTTACTCTAGGTGGAGTGTTTGTACCGTAATGGCTTTTACAATACCCAACCATGCCGATGCTGACAGTCCCTTTCAAGCTGAGCCAGATTCAGTTGACTTTGATATACTTGCGGCAGGCTATAGTGGTAGTGGTGTAATCTCTGGCTGTGCAGTCACAGCTCAGAGCACACCTGATATGACTGTAGCTGTGGCCTCAGGTATTGTCTCTGTAGCTGGTGTGCGTGCCACTGTATCAGGGGCTAACGCAACAATAGGAACTGCGGATGGCACTAACCCCCGCTTTGATACAATTACTATTAACAGTTCGGG